TCAGAATAGTAACGTCTGTTTGCTGGAGCGATTTGCTCTCTAATTCCAGCACCTTCATAAACTGGAAGACCATTGTTACCTAACATATCCGTAACCCCATTAGAGTTAGCAGAGAATGTAGAGTACCAATAAGATCTTTCAATCTCTCTATACCACTGAGCCATAGCTTCCCACTCAGCATATCTTGTCCATACTGTAGTCTTCTTAGACGGATTAGCTGGATCAGCTAATTGTATAACAAGCGCATCAGTTGCAGCACTTCTTGTTACTGTATAAGATTTTCTTAAAGTAGATAAATGATTTCTCATTTTAAATGGAGCACTGAAAGTAGTATTACCACCCGTTGAGAATTCAGGTACAGTAGTATACTCTTTCGAGAATTCAGCTCCTGATTGAATCAACAATGGATCCATAAATTTAGTTGGGTCTGGACTCGTTAATTTTAACGTGTATATCCAGTCCGAACCATCAAAATATGGATCTTCCATTACTCTTACTCTGTAAGATCTATCATCTGCCACTAACACTTCTTGGTTAGCGAACCATTTTTCTCCAAATTTTACTCTGAAGGTTGTTCTATTTAAACCTGGTGTTAGTCCACCATCATTTAAATTTCCAGACACTGGAATTGCCTTCTCATCATCTCCTTGTAAATGCCAGTCATATTCTCTGTTTCCGATCTCGTTAGATCTTCCCATTCCACTAGTTAAGTATTGGATAGGGTTAGATCCTTGCATCCCGAAGATACGAGTCACTAATGTACTCATAACTTCCGGCTCAGTTAAATATGCTGACGAAAGGTGATTTTGTTGGGTTAATCCCGAGTGCCACTTAGTTTTGTAAAGTTGCAATCCGTTTATAGCCATTCACTTTTTGTTTTTAATTAATAAATATTGTTATTTAAGCGCGTTCTCAAATAAGCTGAAATCAATATCTCCACCTCCTGCTTGTGTTCTTGACTTACTCTTCAATTTCTTAGTAGAAATATTCGAAGCTCTTTCAAGATTAGCTTTTGGTGATGATGTGGCCTTTGTTCTAGCCTTTTTTTCAACCTTTGTGAAATCGAACTTGTTATAATATAACCAAGCCATTTTCAGCTGAGAATCTTTATCAGCTTCAGAATCTGAAACTAATCTTGTCTTCCCTGTCTTTCGGTCTACCTTTGTTATATAATTATAGAAATCCTTTTTTGCTTTTGGTGTTACACCGAAACCAGCGATTTCATCTCTAGTTTCAATATCATCTTTTAAACTTGTAAGGAAAGTTTGGTGGTCTTCCTCTTTTTGTTTTGACACTTGTTCTTGATCACTCAATAACGTTTGTCTATCTTTTGTTTGTAGTTGCTTAAGTTTAGATAATGCTCTATTAGCTCTTTTAGCTATTAAACCCCCATCAATAAAATCCTGAATATCTGAAGAAATTTCATCTTGATCAAATCCTTCTCTTCTCATTAGTTCTGCAACTAATTGTTTTTGAAGATTTTCTTTCCCATCAATCATCTTAACATCAATCTTAGAAAAATCTACATCACTTGTTGCCTTGACAAAGTTTTGTGGATTTCCCCCTTTATCTACATACTCAATAAATTCTTGAGCCAAAGGATCTAGATCATTTTTATATTTCTCTATACCCTTTTTAATTTCATTTTGAATTACTTGTTGGAAACCTTCTTCTGTATCTTCATACTCATCTTCCTCGTAATCTACAATACCTTCATCTTTTAGAAAACTTGCTATTACTCCTAGCTGAGATACTTCAGAATCATCAGATTCTTCTATCTCCTCTTCCGTAACTTCTCCTTCTGGTATTTCTTTTTTATACGCAATCTTTAATTCTCCTGCATTTAAATCATCACTAACTTTTTTATCAGGCTCATCATCCATATCTACTGACTTCTCAGTAGTTAGTTTAGAGTCTTCAATGGTTAAGTCTACTACCCCGGTATCATCACCTAGAGACATACGATCTTGCTCTGGAAGTTCATTTACCTCTTTAATATCTAGACCTTCAGCTGGCATAATATCTGCAGCTAAATTTTTAAATCCGTCTAGTGAATTTTCAGTGTTTTCTTCTGACATGTTATTTATTTTTTATAATTCAACAAAAGTATATTTAATTTCTAATATAAAAAACCTTTTGTAAGGAAAAAATATAATTTTTTATTGTTTATTATAGCGTTTTATTTATATCGGTACTGCTCATCTCTTGCTAGAAAGGGATCGAATCCATAATTAACATCATTCCATTTAGAGGTCCAGTATCCCTTCTTGTGTTTATAAGGTGTAGAGAAATCTTCCTTGTATGAAGCCCTATCCATATTCCATAAAACATATTTTTGAGTTTCAGCATTTGCTTTTTTATGCCATACTCTCCAACCTCCCTTTTTTTCTTCATCTGTTAATCTTCCCCAGAAAGATGAGAAGTTATCTGGTCCATGATTATAAGACGCAAAAGCCCTGGCTTGACGCTCTTCTTTAGTAGTAGCTGATTTTACAACAGCAATATCATTATATAAGTGATCCATGTATTTTCTTTGGGCTAAGGCTTGAGCTGGCTTGTCAGAAATTCTAGCTGTTTCTGGAATCCATCCTTTTTCTTTTGCCCACTTAAATGTACTAGGTAAAAACTGAGCTATACCTCTGGCACCTCTACCAGATACTTTGCTATTATCTCCAGTAGATTCTTTGTATATCTGGGCCTGGAATTGCTCATAAGTAAAATTATCTCCCGTATAATTATCTAATTGTTTATTTACTAAATCCTGATTTAAAGCGCTATAAGTTTTATTTCCCCAAACACCATCATTACTAATATCAAATCCTTTATCTATTAGAGAGTTTTGAGTATTCATAATAAATTGTCCATCTTCTTTTTTTGCTCTATAACTATCAACATCTGCCCACCCATGTTTATTAACTGTAGTCTTCACTACATCATCTTGAATAATTGGTTCTTCATATTCCTCTTCTCCTACACCACCACCATATTCAAGACGATAAAGTCTACGCTTAAGATTATCTTGACCATATTCATTATCTCCACGTTTTAATGAATCTTCATATTTTTCCGAATACTCCGTTTGGCTACCTGTAAATATTACTTTACCAGATTTATCTTTTAATCTTACTAAGGGTTCGCCATCATCTCCTTTTGGGTATGTATGTGTTCCTTGACCAACTCGCTCCATAGTAAAGTAATCTGAATTTATTAATTCAAGCGGAATTGCTTTTGACAATTCTAGTTCGGGTTCCTCCACAGGCATTGTTGTATTCATTATTGGGTCAATTTTCAATAGTTCATACGGTTTTCTTTTCTTAGGTTTTTTAGTGATTTTACCTTCAAACCACTCTTCACCCGGCTTTACATCTTCAATAGCACCTCTCTTACCCATATCAAACTTTTGAGCTTTCCAATCTGAATTAGCTACTCCTGCATTACGAAGGTTATCATCAAATTTCATTTGCATATGAGCTGGAGCAATCTCATTATACTCCTTTAGAAGAGTTTTAATAGTAGATCCTCCATTATCGTCTTTATATATACGCGTAGGAATTCCATTCTCCTCATCTATCTCATTACCTGTTATTGGTTTTACAAAAGTCCTATTATCTATAAAATTATTGAGTTTATCTGCTAATCTGTTTACTTCAAGGCTGTCTTGATCTGAAGGATCAGTACCCTCTCCACCATAAGCAAATTTTCTATTAATCTGTACAGGCTCCGTAAGATTAGGAAAAGCTTTCATATTCCCGAAGTAATTACTCATTAGCTTTCTTTTTATTTGCACTACTACGTTTTATAGATTCATTAGCTTTATTAGATCTTTTCTTTTCTGCTAATTCCTCTTTCTTTAATCCTAAATCAGCTTGCATCTTCTGTTGTTCTAAAGCCCTTTTTGCACTATCGTCTATTTCTGTTGATGCATTTTCACCTTCTTTTCTATCAACATAACCACCATTATTATCATCAGCATCAATCAATCTTGCTTCTGCATTAATTAAAGCTACTTTAACTTTAGTATCATTATCTAATTGTGTACGCGCATCTTCTCTATCTTCTTTTGCCATCTCTTTTTCTGTTTCTGCTTGCTGTGTTTGTTGTGCAGCTTGCATTTCAGCTTGTTGACCTTCTGCTTGTTTCTTCTCCATCTCAGCTTGAGAATTTTCTAACATTTTTCTTACAGTAGTAATTGATTCAGATTGTAAAATACTAGCAACATCAGTAAAAGATACTACCCCAGCCTGAAGTGCTGATTGAGCTAATGACTTTAATGAATCTAAAGCCCTGTCATCTTTTGATGCATTTGATACAAAAATACCATAACTTGAATTAGTGAAATCTTCAGGCTCTATATTCATAAATGTTCTAGACATATCATCTGCTATATATTGAATTTTTTTACCCTCTCTATAACTCATCTTTGCAACATCAACTAAAGCTGTTAATACTTTCTTTTTACATTCATTATGAGCATAGAACCAAAACTCTGTTATATGAGAAGATTGTACAACAGCTCTTTCTGTATTACCTACTAATTCAGACGAAGATACTTGTCCTTGTCTTTGTCTACTTACTCCTGATAATTCTCCAAGCTCAGTCTTTACATTTTCTAATAGCTGTACATGAGTATTAATATAATTACCCATAGATAAATCTATACTTTGGAATTGATTAAAAGGTGCAGCTTGTGTAGATCTATTACCCTCCTCTCTAGAATTAATAAACATTACTCCCATAGATTCTAAATAATACATCCATTTAGAAACATCCCAACCTTCTGATGAAGGTATCTGAGCTATATCCATTAAAGCTACTTTACCTTTTGATTTAGCTAATGCTAACTCTGTTCTATAATAAATAATATTATATAAATATTGGAATGGTTTCATTCTATCTATTTATGAGATAGACTCTGAATTTCTTTCATTATAAATATATCCT